GACCTATCTTGCTAGCGGTGTTGCAGGTGACATTGTACCTGTTCGGATTCGTAAATAAGAAGGAGTTGATATAAATGGGTATGCACAATAAAAATGGTCGCTACAATGCAGATGAAGCGGCTTACATCAAGAGCGTGGCACAGCGCAATGATGATGCTTTCTCCCTGTTCCTGGCGCGTGAACTGACGTATATCAGGACGCAGGTCTTGCAGGTGGCAAAAGCCCCCATGAACGCCTTCCGCATTTTCCCGGTGCAGACGGAAGTTCCTGCTGGTGCGGCAACTGCTATGCTGAGGGTATACGACCAGACCGGCATGGCAAAGGTTATCAGCAACTATGCAGACGACCTGCCCCGTGCTGATGTTGTCGGCCAGGAAATCCCCACGAAGGTACTGACGCTGGGCGACTCTTACGGCTACAACGTCGTGGAGGTAGAGCACGCACAATTCAGCGGCGTGAACCTTGAGATGTACAAGGCGCAGGCCGTGCGCCGTGCTATGGATATCAAGATTAACCAGCTTGCATGGTTTGGCGATGCTGACGCAGGTGTTACCGGCTTCATCAACAATCCGAATCTGACGGCTGTAACACTTGCGGCAGATGGTACGGGCAGCAGCACTAAGTTTGTCGACAAGACCCCTGACCAGATTATTCGCGATATCACTCAGCTGATTTCGGCTATCAACGTGGCGACCCACAACGTGGAGAATCCGAACATGGTTCTTCTGCCGACTGAGGCTTTCGACCATGTTGTTATGACCCCGCGGAGCCAGTACAGCGACCTGACCATCTTGGAGTTCTTGCGCCGTAGTCATCCTGATGTGCGCTTTGAGAAGGTGGGCGAACTGGACGGCGCAGGCACGGCAGGCGCAGACTTGATGATTGCGGGGCGTTTTGACCCCGATGTGGTACGGCTGGAAATCCCCGAGCGTTTCCGTCAGTTGCCTGTTGAAAAGCGCAATCTGGAATACGTGGTAGACTGCATTTGCAGGTTTATCGGCGTAACTGTTACCATCCCGATGGCTTTCAGCAAGGCCAGCGGCTGCTGATTGAGGAGGGCGGTATTATGGCAAGCATTGTTAATAATACTGCTCACCTTATCATTATTGCGGGCAAGATGTACATACCGCGCAAGCCTGTAAAGGTTGCCGATTTGGGTGCGCTGAAAAGCAAATATCCTGAGATTGGCGCAATGATAAGGGCGGGGCAGCTGCTTGTTACAGACGAGCAGGAGGCGGCCAAGATTGCGGCTGAGTATGAGCAGATGGAGATTGATGATTTGAAGGCTTATGCCAAGGCTCACGACATCAAGCTGGGAAGGGCAAGCAAGAAAGAGTCAATCCTTGAAGCTATCAGAAAGGCCGAGGCTGAGAAGTGGGCAAAGAAGGGGTGAGCCCCTATGTATACCACAGAACAATTGATTGAGGTTTTTCGTCTGACGATACCTGCGATGGCAGATGTGACAGACGCAGAACTGACAAGCGACATTGAGATATACCGCGACTATATAAGCGAGAGACGATTTGGGAAACTGTTTCCCAAGGCGCTCTCGTATTTTATTGCGCATATGAGAACGCTCAATGACATGATTGCAAACGCAGTTGCCGATGGAGGCACTGCTGGTGACCCATCTTTTACTGCTGGCTCTCTCACACGAGAGAAGGAAGGCGATTTGGAGCGCAGCTATGGCTCGACCAATACGTCCGGCAGTGGTGATACTGAATCAGAGGCTCTGCTCAAGAAAACCATCTACGGCCAGTTGTTCCTCCAGCTTCGGGCCATGTGCATCATCCCTGTGACTGTACGCAAGGGAGTTGGTGGCTGTGGCTGTTATTGACGTAGACAAGGGTTGGAACCGTATCATGCGTGATCTAAACGGCTTGGACGGTACTGAGATTGTGGCTGGTATCCTCAAAGATGCTGGCACAGACAGCCGTGGCACGCCAATGGTTGATATCGCTACTTATAACGAATACGGCACAAGGCACATACCTTCCCGCCCATTTGTCCGCATTGCGGCAGATGACAACAAAAAGGCGTGGCTGGATACCGTAGACAAGGAAGTCGGTGCAATCATTGACGGAAACGGCTCAAAGTCTCAGCTTGGCAAGCAGGTCGGCAAGCGCATGAAGAAGGATATCCAGGATGTGATTGGTGACAAGAGCAGGCTGAAACCTAATGCACCTGCTACGGTCAAGAAGAAAGGCCATGACAAGCCGCTGATTGACACCGGACACATGAAGGAAATCGTTAACTACCGTGTGGAGGATTGATGATGAGCAGTTTCAGAAGGCCAATAACTGTCCTCCGTGTAAGCGGTGGGTATATCGACAATGATGGCATGTGGAATGATGGCACGAGCGAGGAAATGACCATTTCTGCAAGCGTTCAGCCTTTGAATGCAGATGAGAGGTCGCAGTATTCGACTCTTGCGCCAGAAGGTGCTACCGAATTTAGAGCAGTAAAAATCTACTCAAATACTGCGCTGCGCCCAGCAAGGCAGGCTTTACCGGATGGGACTGCCGCCGAAGAGGCTGACATCGTCATGTGGCGTGGGCGGCAGTACAAGGTTGTGCTCTGTGAGGAGTGGCAAAGCAATGTCATCAACCATTTCCACATGATTGCATGGGAGATTCAGCCGGAGGAGGTGGAGTCGGATGCGCCCTGAAATTCGGAAGTTTCTCCATGACAAGATAGCTGAGCTTTTAGGCTTGGCTGGTAGCTCTGTCGTATGGGCGAATCAGACCGCTCCCAAGACGGCTGTCCCTCTGGTGACACTCAGAAGCTACAGCGAAGATGCAGAGGCTACGGCTGACCATTTGAGGACTGACGAAGATGGCATCATAGACTTGAGGACACCCACGGCATTTGTGCTTGAAGTGCAGTATTACGGCAAAAAAGGGACTTTTCCGGTGGATATCGTCAATGACTTGGCGAGGCATCTGGAGAGGCCGACAGTCGTTGATTCCTGCATGGCAAATGGCGTGGCGTTTTTGTATGCTGACCCTGTACAGGATTTGACTGGCTTGCTTGGCAATGACCAGCAATTTGAACCCAGGGCGGCAGTAGATTTACACCTGCGCTACACTGCACAGGTATTTGATGACGTTGGAGTTATCGAAGATGTGGAAGTCCACGGCGAAACTCCAAGAGATATGGATTGGACTATTGATACTTAATGAAAAGGAGTGATTAGCGTGGGACAACTGGATCGCATTTGCAATGTACAAATCTCACTTAACACCACCGGCATTAGTGTAGAGGGCTTTTCCACTCTGCTGATTGTCGGTGCTCATGCCCACAGTCTTGCTCGTGTCGAAACCTTCACGGCGGCAAGTGAAATGATTGACATGGGCTTCAGCGACACTGACCCGCTTTATTTGGCGGCAGTTGACGCATTTAGCCAGACCCCGAGGCCGCGCCAGATTAAGATTGGGCGCAGGCTTTGTGATACGGTAGACGTAACGGCTACCAAAGTAACCTCTGCTGGTGTCTATAAAGTCACTGTGTCCACAAAGGATGCAAGCGGCAATGTGACTTCTACGCCATATAGCTACACCAACGCAGGCGGCACTGCGGCTCAGATTGCTTTGGGCATCAAGGCTTTGATTGATGCTGACGCAAGCGCTGCAGTAACGGCTACTGCTGTGGGTGATGTGCTGACCCTTACTGGCGTAAGTGGTGACTCTTTCAAAGTCGAAGTCTCCAGCAACATGGGCATGACCGCTGGCACGATTACTGAGACTATCGCTGAGACCATGGCCGCCATTGTGAACTATGACAATGATTGGTATGGCTGGGCGCTGGCTGACAGGACTCCTGCCACTATTTTGGCGGCTGCAGCTTGGACTGAGAGCGTGCGCAAGCTGTTCGGCACGGCTATTGCTGAGCCTGGTGCTTATGACCCGGATGTCACTACCGACACGGGTTATCTGCTCTACAATGACAACTACTACCGTACCTTCTGGTTCTACCACGAGAAGGCTGCTACGGACTTCCCTGAAACGGCTGTGTTCGTTCGTTGCTTCGCTGTCCTTCCTGGTGGTGAGACATGGGCACTCAAGAAGTTGGCTGGTGTCACTACTGACCCGCTGACCGAAACTCAGTACATTGCCATCACGAAGAAGAATGGCAACACTTTCGAGCGGTTCCGCAACGTGTCCATCACGCAGAATGGCAAGGTTGCAGCAGGTGAATGGATTGACGTAATCCGTTTCAGAGATTGGCTACAGGAAGAAATCACTGTCAACGTGGTTAATTTGCTCATTAACCGCGACAAGGTGCCTTATACCGATGATGGTATTGCACTCATTGAGGCCCGCATTCGTGAGGCTCTCGAGCTTGGCCAGCGCCGTGGTGGTATCGCGCCCACGGAATACGATGAGGACGGTAACGAGAACCTGGGCTTCACCATCGAAGTGCCTCTTGCTTCCAGCATTTCTGCCAATCAGAAGGCCAGCCGTGTGCTCACTGATGTGAAGTTCACTGCCCGTCTCGCTGGTGCAATCCATGTCGTTGAAATCTATGGCTCTCTCACTTACGAGAACCTTATCGTAGGAAACTAAGGGAGGTGTAAATAATGGCTGGTGTACTTACTTATGACCCTAAGAAAGTCATTGTCGTGCTTGGCAATCGCACCATTACGGGCTTTGCTGAGGATGACATGATTACTATTGCGCCTCATGGTGAGGGTATGCAGTTGTTCGTGGGTGCAGATGGCGAAGTTGGTCGCAGCATTGACCCTGACCATACGTTTGAGGTCACTCTGCATCTGTCCTCTGTGAGCCAGAGCAACACTTACCTGTCCAATCTGTACAATGCAGACCGCGTGACAGGTCAGTTTATCCTGCCTTTGCTGATTAAAGATATGGCAGGAGATACGCTTTTCAGCGCGGCACAGGCATGGGTAGCAAACTTCCCTGAGTCTACTCGGTCTCGTACCATTGGCACGCAGGACTGGGTAATTCAGACGGGACAGATTGATGCTCCTATCGTAGGAGGCAATGATTGACAATGTTTGATGGCGGAAAGATAACGAAATGGCGGCAGGGAGATTACGAAATTTCCATCCGTCAGATGAATCCTTTTCGCTCCATGAAGGTACTGGGGGATTTGCAAAAAATCCTCCTGCCTGTCATTGGCGGAGCGGTTGAAGGACTCAAGGACTCCAGCGATAATGCCGAAATGGTTGCAGCTATTGGCGGTGCTCTCGGTCAGATTGCTGGCAATGTAGACGGCGATAAGCTGGAAAAGGCTTGTGATTTGCTCCTTGACACTGAGTATCTGGCTTTCAAAGGGCCTAATGACAAGCAGTTTAGAGCAGTAAGCAAAGATGATTTGGCGGCCATCTACACGGGTAGGCCGTGGGATTTGCTTGCCTTGTGCGCAAAGATATTTGATGTGAACTTCTTGGATTTTTCAACGTCCTCCAGCGTTCCGACTGGCATCCAAAAAGCCGTAAGAGACATTCGGCAGATGATTTCGGACGGTGCGGGGACTATTTCGGCAGAGTAGTATTCATTTATAGAGCCATAGATTCGGGCATGGTGTCGCTTGTTGATGTCAATTCTGGCAGGGTGACTCTCGCAGAACTTGTTGAGGTCAATCACTATCTCGACATGAAAAGCGACATTGAGTATATGGCCAACGAGAAGGCGATGAAAGAGTCCAAGAGGAGAGGAGGTAGATGATATGGCGGGTGCGGTGCGGGAATTAGTTGCAAAAATTAAATTCGCAGTTGATAAGACTAGCGCCAGTCGTGCCAACAAGACAATCCAGGACATGAAGAAAAGCCTTGATGGTCTTGTAAAAGGCAAGTCTACCATCAAACTGACAGCAGATACTACCAGCGCCAGCAGTAAGCTGAAAGGCATCAAGACGCAGTTAAACTCTATTGACGGGAAAACCGTCACGACTTACGTCAATGTCCAGCAGAAAGGCAATGTCAATGCTAAAAACATTGGCAAGCAGGCTGGAGAGAGCACACAGAAAGGCGGCAAACTGTCTGCGCTTGCTGACAATGGCGGTACGCTGGCAGCCACAGGCGCGGCAATGCTTGCTCCTTTGGCTCTCCCAGTAAAAACTGCCATGGACTTTGAGCAGGCTATGAGCAAGGTTAAGGCCATCACGAATAGTACAGATGCGGATATGGCCAAACTTGCTGATACTGCTCGTGAGCTTGGCAAGACTACGCAATTCAGCGCTACCGAAGCGGCGCAGGCCATGAGTTATCTTGGCATGGCAGGCTGGAAAACTGAGCAGATTATTGCAGGTATGCCTGGACTTCTGGACTTGGCGGCTGCCTCTGGCGAGGATTTGGCTCGTGTAGCTGACATTGTTTCTGATGATTTGACTGCCTTCAAAATGCCAGCAGAGCAAGCAGGGCATATGGCTGATGTAATGGCGGCGGCATCCACCAACGCCAATACCAACGTTAGCATGATGGGCGAAACGTTCAAATATGCCGGTTCCATTGCTGGTGCGCTTGGATATTCGCTCGAAGATGTAGCTCTTGCGACCGGGCTTATGGCAAATAGTGGCATCAAGGCAGAAATGGCAGGTACTGCTCTCAGGTCTATCATGAATCGTATGATTGACCCACCCAAAGATGCCGCAGAATCACTTGCGCAGCTTGGTGTATCTGCGACTAATGCTGACGGTACAGTTAAGCCATTCCGCCAGCAATTGATAGAGTTGCGTAATGCTATGGCTGGCTTGACAGATGCAGAAAAAGCAGAAATGGCAGGCAATATCGCAGGGACTGAAGCCATGAGCGGCTTCCTTGCGGTTGTTAATGCCAGTGATGCCGATTTTGCAAAAATGGCTGGAGCAGTAGACAATGCAGACGGTGCGGCGGCTAAGATGGCCCAGACCATGAACGATAATGCTTATGGCGCATTGAAAGCACTAAAATCAGCACTTGAAGATGTTGCTATTACCATTGGCAACACATTTTTGAAAGAAATCGCTGGTGCTACAGGCGGTGTGACAGACTTTGTCCGCAAAATTGGAGACTTTGCCAAGGCGCATCCCAAACTGGTAGCCGGGATAGTTGCTTTTGTGGCTGCTGCGGGTGCTTTGCTTGTTGTCCTCGGCGGTATCGGTCTTGCTCTGAGTGGCGTAATGACAGCAGTTGGAGCATTAGCTCCTGTATTTTCTGCCGTAGCTGGTTTCATAGCTGGTGCTCTCGGGCCTATTATTGCTATCATTGCGGCGGTGGCAGCAGCTATCTACTTTGTCTCAGAGAATTGGGACATGGTTGTAGAAATGTTCAAGCCTGGTCTCGCAATCATGGAGGATGGCTTGCAACAACTAGCGCAAGCGTGGGAGGCACTACAGCCGCTCATACAGGCGCTCACACCATTGATAAAATTCCTGGCTGAGCTTATTGGCGGTGTAATTGTTGGTGCGTTGTCTGTTCTTTTTGCTGTGGCTTCAACCGTATTCAATGCCATAGCCAGCTTCATCAACTGGGTGTGCGGATTACTCGGAGAGATGGGCAATATTATCCAGTGGTGCGCTGACTTGCTCGGTGGCTTGATTAGCAAGGCAATGGATTTCATCGGC